TGTTTGCACATCAATTTGTGGTAGTGCCATTACTAATTACTCCTTAAAAGTCAAACAGGTCTTTAAACCCTTTACCGCCATTTTTAAACATATTAACAAATCTTTTAACATTGCCGAGACGACCACCGCCATCACGGAATCCTTCTTCAATCGTATCTGAAGTCCAGTACTTATACGCAAATGTCACCGAGACTCTTGCAGGAGAATCAGTTGCTTGCCCCAACGGTGTTAAGTTTATCAGTCTCGGGAATGCGTCTTTGAGACACCACTTTCCTGTCCTGTTGTCTCCACGATCCAATGTATATATCTCGACATCAGCAGTGTAATCTTCATAGAACCCAACCTCTTTTGATATAGGGTCTACTTGGGCAGTTGCGATCCAGTCTTCAAAAAACTCCCTCACACCCCATTGAGTGTCAACGTAAAAACCAAATGTCGCGTTGTCACCAAAGAACTCAACACCATGTACGCGATACTCAGTCCAGTTACCGATCTTGGTGGGCGTGAATGTAGAAATTAATCCAGGGATCGCTGCTTCTTCACAAAGCAGTGATACGCTTCTTGCATTTTTTGACTTTCCAGGAGTTGTGATCACAACTTCAAATCTGGCGGCACGAGCAAGGTCATCCTGCCGTATTTTTCCTAGAAAATCATTTAAACTGAAATTAGCCATTATAGCATTGCCCTTGAATCTGTGAATACTTTATTCTTTGTTGCACCAACAAAATTGTCGATCGGAAGAAATATAGTTGACTGCCAATCTTGCGGGTTTACTTTATAATATTGGGTTACAACGTGATTTGACAAATATCGTTTCACACAAGGTTTAACCTCGTTGCCAATACTCTTGAGCAACTGCCAATTGTATCTCATTTTTGTATCTGGACCAATTGTCTTGTCGTTTGATGTTTGAATCAATTCTCCAAGAAGTTTTGCTCTCAGCATAAATGGCAGGTAGTGGAGATTTAAACCGTAGAATCCTCCCTTTGTAGGTTCGAATGGAAGAACCAATGGGAAGGTGTCATAATATGGAAGTGTCTTTTTGTGTTTTGGGTCGTACCTATAGAGATACATGCTCCCTATTTCTATATCGCCAGATACTTCAAACATTTTTGAGCGCATGGCTGCTGCAGGTGAGTTGACATTTGATGCCAACTGCCGTACTTGCCTCTGATACCAGTCCATAGATTTACGCTGGTCGTTCGAGTTTGCTCTGATTTGTTCAAAAGGATTAGCCATACCCTTATTTATACGAAATGCCCAATTCCTTTTCTGTAATAATCTTGAATTCCCATCCATTGTCAATACAGAACTCAGTAGCACTTTGCCACTTAGCGAGGTTTGTTCCGTATTGTTTGACTTCCTCAATGAACCTTTTTGTTTTTCTCTTGGGAATTTTTGGCTCTTGGGTATACCGCGATGGCTTTATTTCTATGAGGTATTTCTTGTTGTTGAGTTTCATATAGAAATCTGGGTAATATCTATGCACTCTGTTATCAATGGGGGACTTGTATGGTATGACGATCTCTTCTGAACCCCACTCAACAATATTGGAGTTTATATCACACCACTTCATAAATTTTAGCTCATATGAAGACCTATAAATAATATTGGACACATCTCCGCAATATTTTTTAGGATTAGTGGGTTTAAAGCGACCCTGATGTAAGTTCTTTGAATATGGCATTATAAATAAGAAAAATAATAACACTATTTATAGAGAAGCAGAATGGCAAAAGAAGGCGACACAAAAGAAACTCCTAAATCAACTGATGCTGCTACCGAGAAAAAGAAGAAAAAGCAACGCACCAAATTGTATCGCTATCCATCCAACATTGGTTCGGATGAACAACCTCATGCGATTAACTTCTTCATTTTTAAGACAGAAAGCGCGGCAGAAGTAAAATCTAGGCAAGAGGCGACCGAGAAACTTGCCAACGAAGGTGATGAGTCTGCAGGCGAGAAGGTAAAATTAGAGAATGACAGGCAGTCTTTCTTGGGTAAGGTCGCTGCTGTTGGATTCGGTGCTTTTGTTGGTTCTAGTGTGGCTGCATCTGGTGGCGGTAAACTCGCGGTTGGAGGAAGTGCTGTTGCTGGCGGTGCTGCAGCTGCTGGATTGTTTTCCAAGGCAGGTGCGATGCAAACAAGAACCACTCAGAAAATAGATTCTGCGATTTCTCTTTATATCCCTAACTCTCCACAAGCGAAATATGGAGCCGAGTTTAACGTAGAAGATCTTGGCACACTTATGGGTGGCGGCTTGGCTGATGAACTTGGGATAGGTGCAACTGGGAGCAGCATGAAGACAAAACTCGCGGCTGGCGATTTCTCTGGTGCTGCAGCTGCAGCTGCTGAGTCTGGTGCAGGTAGTGCGATCGCAAGGCAGATGGCAAACACCGCTGACATCCCAAAGGCAATTGGTCTTGGAGATGTGAATGTTGGTGGTGCTATACGGGCTTCTACCAGAACTATAACAAACCCATATAAAGAGCAAATCTTCCAAACGATGGGATTCAGAAGTTTTGCATTTCAGTATAAGTTCGCTCCGAGAAATGAGAAAGAACTTTCTGATGTTATGAATATCGTCAACCTATTCAAATCACACATGCACCCAGAAAGAGATTTAGGCGGTTTGTTTTTCACATTCCCCTCTGAGTTTAAGATCGAGTATGTTTATAAAAACAGAGAAAACTCATACTTGAATAAGATTGCCCCTTGCTTCTTGACAGATCTTTCCATCGACTACGGAAGCGGTGGAACATTTACCACATTCAAAGATGCGCGTGGCGCACCGTCGGAGATAACTATGAGTATGGCGTTCAGAGAGACTGAACTCTTGACGAGATCAAGAATTGAGGAAGGTTATTAATGTTTAAACATTTCCCAAAAATTGGATATGTCATCGATGATAAGATTGTTGTTGCAACTGACATTTTCAGAAAAATTAAAATACAAGAGATCGCTAAAAACGAATTGCTTTTGACAGCATTCACAATAGAAGCGGGACAAAGACCAGAAGATGTTGCTGACATATTATATGATGACCCAAAACTATATTGGACTGTCTTGTTGGTGAATGATATAATCGATCCATACAATGATTGGTATTACAGCCCAGATCAATTAGCTAAACTTGTCGATGATAAGTATGGAGTAGGCAATAGCGGTAATGTACACCATTTCATCACTAAAGATAACAACCTTGTATGTGTAGAATATGATGCAGCAAAGTTGGCAAGCGGGGAAATCTCCGAGGTCAGTCACCTCCAACACGAAGAATTTGAAAACGACTTGAGACAAAACATCAAAGTGATAGATCCCAGATTTATTCAAGACTTCATTTCAGAATTCAAGCGGTTAGTAAATGAGTGAGATTTTAAAGCAACCTGGATCCGTTCTGATTGAAGAGGCAGACCTTGTCACTTCTGATGGACAGACATTCAGTATTAAAAACTTCATGGTTGAAGCAATTATCTATGAGAACATGGATCTCAATGGAATGGTTGCAGATATTACCATCGTTGATGCCAATGGAATGATTACAGGTGCTCCATTGCTCGGTCAAGAAACTGTGACACTAAAATTCAGAACGCCTACGTTTGATACAAATATACACATGTCATTCGTTGTTTATGGTATAAAAAACAGAGTATTAAATAATGACCGAGAGCAGATATATACCCTCAAATGTATGTCTGCTGAGGCATACACGGACACATTTGTTAGATTGACATCAAAGTTTGTTGGATCTACTGACGATATAGCAGAAAAGATTTTTGAGCAGGTTGCAGCAGAAACACCAGTCGGTAAAACCAAGATTACTATTCAGGATAGACCACACACATCACAAAACTATGAGTTTATCGCAAACTTCTGGTCTCCTTTTAAGTGTCTGAATCACTTGGCGTCGAAAACTGTTGGTGCAGAATCTTCCAAATCAAATTTTAAGTTTTATGAAACAGTTGGTGGGTTTCATTTTACATCACCTGAACACCTCGTGAAGAAACAAAAAGAGTCTCGGGTTGTTTATGATGAGTACAATGTTCAACAAAGTCAAACAGCTGAGATAACCGAAGACAATAGATCTGGAAATTACAAATACATTTCTCCATTTATAAGTAGTCGATTCAACCAAGTTGAGAGCATATACTTTCCTACATTCAAGGATAATATCAAAGCACAAAACGATGGATACACCGCAAGTTCTATAGTCTCATACGATTTTACGACCAAGCGATTGGCGATTATGAAGTTCGATGCTCGACCAGAATCTGAGCAGTTTGCTGCTGAAGATAGAAGATATCTCAAAGAGACTTTCAAAGACTTCGAGACAATTTCAAATGTGAATCCAATTCCAGAGAATATGCTCGGTAATCCAGCAGCAAACAGAACTTTCTCACCAATGGCAACTTCTCCGTTCGGTAGTAACTTCCACAGAGGTGTTGATCAGATAAGAAACACACTGATCAGAAGATACGGTGATGCAGAGTTTAATCAGCAAGTGATGGAGATTACAGTTCCAGGAAAGACTGATATCGAAACTGGTATGTTGCTCAGATTGATATACCCAAAGACTGTAGAAAAGGGTAATGAGCGAGTTGACCGTGAAGAACTTGAAGATCCGTATATGTCTGGCATTTTTCTGATCACTGGTATTCGCCACGATATTGCCAATGGACAACATAGCATGACTCTTTCTATTATGAAAGATAGTT